CAAGTTGGCATAGGAGAACAGCATGACTGGACTAGGAAAGATTCACATCAAAAAGTCCCATAAGGGATTACTGCACAGTGACACAGGTACACCACAAGGTGACAAAGTCCCAATGTCCAAGATGCGGTCGCAGAAAGCCAACGGCTCACCAGCCGAACGCAAGAGAGCAACTTTCGCCCTCAACGCACGCAAGTGGAATAAGTAGGAGAACGTATGGCTCTAGGATTAGCACGACCGAAGTCAAAGTTGCCCAATCCCTCAACTAACTTCAAGTTTTCGAACAAACAGGACTATATGAGCGAAGCGATGAACGCACCTTCGTCCAAGAAGAGTAAGTAAGGAGCATGCAATGGCGGAAACGGAAACCAGTACCCCAAGTAATGTCGGGACAGGAATGGAAGGGGCCAAAGGCGGCAGCGATGCACAACCCGAGAACCCTAACGAAAGTCCCCTCGGCGTGTACGCTCCATTTCCCTACTCACCGGAGCCGTTCGCAGAGTTAAGTGATGCAGCACGCGGTGCCCTTATTGGGCTAGACAATATAGCGACCAAGACGGACACCGCTGCACGAAGAATGGAAGTCGAACAAACGTGGGAGGCGCTTCATTTTGAGAGGGGCTATCAACACTTATTGCGTGGTAAACAAGGTGGATGGCAACTCCCAGGCGCGAACACAGGGTTCGGCGCTAAGGAACAGAAGAACAACAACACCATTTACGACACCAACGTTTACGGTCCCAAGGGTGACATCATTGTCGCAGCACTATCGCGTGAAGTCCCTAAAGTTGAATTCTCCCCATGTAACCCAGAATACGGCCCAGACCGAGTAGCAGCCGAGGAAGCAGAACGCTTCAAAGAAATTTGGGCACGCAACAATAATCTTCATGGGCTTCTCACTGAAGTAGCCAGAATCTTCTGGAATGAAGATCGTTGCCTTCTGTGGACACGCTACGAATTGAACGGACAGAAGTATGGCTTCGAAGGAGAAGTGCATGCCCCAACCGTTCCTGAAAACATATTCAATGAACCAGACGCAGAGCCTACGGGTCAGGATACCCTTGACGATGTTCTGGCCGCACAAACCTCTGAAGTGGAAGACGAGCCAGAGAGCAATGGTGGGGAAGACCTACTCATACAAGCGGGTGGAGCAGGAGATGACCGCAAGCCGCTAGGACGCGAAGTAACAACCGTCCACGGCAAGTTGGATCACAAAGTTCCCATCGCAGTTGACAGTTTCGATCTTATGCAGTTCGTGCAGTTGTCCTTGGACTTGGACGTGGCAGTAGTTCGTGGGATGTTCCCATGGATTGCCGAAAAGATTAACCCAGGCACTGACGGAATGTCCGAGACACAGTTGGATAGAATCGCGAGGGAGAACGTACGCCAAGCAGTAGTAGGCGCATACGTCACTGGCGACTCCTTGAATCGACACAGTACAGTGAAGTTTTCTTGGTTTAGGCCATCAATGTTCCTAGATCAATCAGTGAGTGACGAAGCGAAAGCCGAGTTGCTGGAAGCGTTCCCTAATGGGGCATTGCTGGCTAGGGCTGGTCAAGAGTATGCTTTCTCGCGCAATGAGAAGATGGACGATCACATCGTAATTGGACATCCATGGGCTGGCAAAGGCCAGAACCGTCGCAGCATGGGCACAATGCTCATCTCGGTACAGAAGCGAATCAACGACTGGGTAGACTTGATGGACGACTTCTTCAAGCGCACCATACCAAAGAAATGGTACAACGCCGACGCTTTCGATATGGAAGCACTGAAGACGCAACCCAACATCCCTGGAAGTTCAGGGCCGTTCTTACCGCAACCGGGACTTACACTACCAGCGCAGTACATCATGGTAGAAGATACGCCGCAGCCTCAGGCTGCACTGCCTGACTTCATTAAGTGGTTCATTACTACGTTTTCAGAGGAAGTATCAGGCGCACTGCCATCTTTATTCGGAGCCGCAACCGGAGAACAAACAGTAGGCAACGCTGTTATTCAGCGCGACCAAGCATTGCAGCGCGTAGGCTCACCGTGGAACGCATGCCAAGACATGTTCGCAGCATCAGCACAACAAGCAGTAAAGTGTGCGGCAGAATGTCGTGACGGCAAGACGATCCAAGAGAATATCAAAGGTAAGGGCAACGTTTCAGTCAACACAGCGAACTTGCTTGCTGGAAATGTCACTTGTTACCCAGACACCAACCCAGCATTCCCAGAGTCACAGTCTCAGAAGGAACAGAAGCTGATGACCTGGGTAGACAAGTCTGCTGCAAACCCAGCCTTGAATGCTATTGTGTTCTCACCAAGTAACTCCATAGAGTTGTTCGATCAGATGCGCATGAAGGGATTCAAAGTCCCAGGTGCATCATCGGCGGCTAAACAAAGGAACGAGTTTGAGATATTGGTAAGAAGCGGAGTTCAGGACAACCCGCAGTTCATTCAGATGCAGAGTGCGCTGCAGAAAGCAAACCAAGGCGTGCAACTGGCTCAGGCGACAGGGCAACCTGTACCACCCCAAGCACAAGCCATGATCCAACAACTGCAGCAAGCTATGACATCTGTACCTCCTAAGATTAGTACAGTACCAGTTCGCCCAGATGAGAGCGAACTGCACGCCGTGGAAGCGGACGAGTGCATGGAGTGGATGAATAGCACGGAGGGACAAAAATTTGCTAGCGGTTCCCCCGAACAGCAAGCAGCCTTTGATAACGTACATACCCATTGGCAGCAGCACGTTGTAGAAGCTAAGAAAATCGCTGCAGCGAACAAGCCACCGGATAAACCACCTTCAGAAAGCATTTCGATGGATATATCGAAAATGCCTCCTGCTATAGCTGCCCAAGCAGTCACAAAACTTGGTATGCAAGCCGACCCTAGTGCATTTGCCCAGCAAGCCGACCAAACTCTGCAACACAAAGTGGCGGCCAAGGCAATACCTGAAGCCCTCAAGGGACAAAAGGAACCACAGCAACAGCAGCAACCGCCGCAAGGTGGTCAACCGCCACGTCAATTAAGGAGATAAGATGGCCAAGAAGTTAATCGCACTACTTCAACGCCACGGGGATACCGAGGCAAACGAAGAGAACATCTTCAGAAGCCGACTAGACCCATCCTTAAATGACAAGGGCATCAAGCAAGCCGAAGCAGCGGCTAAGAATATCGCCAAGCATTACGGGGACGAGGTAAAGAAAGTTGTCTCGTCTCCTATGCTTAGGTCGCTACAGACGGCTGACATCATCGCAGAAGAACTGGGACTAGAAGTGATTCAAGATAGGGGCCTCATCTCATGGCACCTAGGCTTCTTGTCAGGACGAAACAAGGATGTCTACCAAGACATCTTGGACTTCTACGTAGATCACCCCAAGAAAGTCATACCAGAAGGTGAATCTCTAGACGAACTTGAGACGCGCTTAGAAGAATTCTTCGACAAGGCTCTAAGAGGCGAATTCGGCGTATATGTAACGCACAATTCTAATCTGGTGACCGTTGAAAACATGATCGTCGGCATTAAGACTGGACGCCAAGAAAGCAATGAGAAGAGTGTCGAGCCAGGAGGAACCATTGGAGTTTATTTGGAAGACGACGGGAAGTACAGTGTGGAGGTTTTGTTTGGCACCGAGAATGGTGCAGAGTATACATCGTAAACTTCCCTACCCACGGTGGTGGGAAGACGCTTCGTTCTTTAGGGACGGAGAGTAAGAACTCAGGAGACTCAAAGTGGTAGGAAAAACTCAGAAATAAGAAGGACTCAAGATGGCCGAAGACTTAATTGATTTCGCAACAGAAGCACCAGTTGTAGAAGACTCAGCAGCAGTAGTGGATGCGCCTGTAGTTGAAGACGCACCCGTTGTAGAAGATGCGTCAGTTGTAGAACCAGAGGCTGGCAAGGAAACCGAAACGCACAACGTAGACGGCTCAGAAAAGTCTGCGGAAGAGAAGGAAGCATTCAAGACGGCGGCTGCAAAGACGGCCTCCGACAAAGCAATCGACACCAAGGCTACACCGGACAACGTACGCAAGGCCCTCAAAGCCATGCGGGACGCTTCGCCTGCCAATGGCGCGGTAGTCAAGGAATTGCACGGAGCATTCGAGCGTTGGAACGCAGCCAAGGCAGTGTTCCCCAAAGGCGTCTCGGAGATGCAGGAAGCCAAGGACTTCATCGAGAGTATCGGTGGGACTGAAGGCTACGAAGAGAAGGTTGGCATGCTAGAAGCCGTCAAAGCGACGGACGAACTTCTGTACACTGCTGATCCAGTACTTTCCCAGAATGTCTATGATGACATGAAGGCTCAGGGTAAGCAAGAGAACTACGGTCAAGTTGTAGGAAACTTTGTCAGCCATCTAAAGACAGTGGACCCTGCAGGCTATTACAAGCACGTTACACAGCCTCTCTTCTTTGAAGGGTTGGTAGAATCCCACATGCCTGGGATGTTGAACGCAATTAACAATGCCCTCAACGCCACGGACGCAGAAGGAAAACCTGCACCAAACATTGCCGCCCTTAAAGGGTACATTCAAGGTAAGAGCGGTCTGTCCGAATGGTTTAAGGACTTAGAAACGGACGAAGCCAACAGGAAGAAAGAACCAGAAATTACACCGGAGCGAAAGAAGTTCGAGGCTGAGAAGGCCGAGTTTGAAAAGACAAAGGCTGCTGAGACTACGAAGTCTAAGACAACATACGAAGAAGGTATTGCTACCGATGCGGAGCACTATAATAACCGCGCACTCGGCGCGGCATTCGCACCTTTCTTAAAGATGGCATACTTCAAAGAATTTCCACGTGAGACTAAGGTTGACATCGGTAACGGCATCAAGGAACGTCTCTACGCCACACTGAAGGCCGACAGGGGCTATCAGCGTCAAATGGACGCATTCTGGAAGAAACCGTACACTCCCGAACTAAAAGCGGAAGTTGCCAAGTTTCACAATGCCACGCTCGATAGAATTGCAAATGACGTTGTGACCAAGACCATCCAGACTAAGTACCCCGGCTACGCCAAAGGCGGCTCGGCGGCTGGTCGGGTGGCGGCAGCGAACGTCAAGAAGACCACGGAGAACAGAGCGTCAGCACAGAGCGTAGCAACAG